TCATCATCAAGCCGGGCCAGGTGCTCGGCTGGCGCTTCGACGGCGGCAAGCTGATGCAGGTTCGCTACATGGAATCTGTCGAGGTCGCAGACGGTGACTTCGGCGTCAAGTGCGTGGATCAAGTCCGCGTGCTGGAGCCGGGCAGCTGGCGCACCTACCGCAAGCCTGAGAATGGCGGCGCGTGGGCTGAGCACGATCAGGGCTCGACCAACCTCACATACATTCCATGGGTGACGTTCTACACGGGCCGCACCGGCCCGATGACGGCTAAGCCGCCACTGCTCGAACTGGCTCACTTGAACGTCAAGCACTGGCAGTCACAGAGCGACCAGGACAACTTGCTGCACGTTGCCCGTGTCCCGCTGCTGTTCGTGTTCACCGACAACGAAGAATTCCAGCTGACTATCAGCTCGGCCAGCGCGACCCGCATGCCGAAGGACGGCAACGCCAAGTACGTCGAGCACACCGGGGCGGCAATCACCGCCGGGCGCGACTCGCTGAACGATCTGGTCGACGATATGCGTATGGCCGGGGCCAAGCTGCTCCAGAAGGATAAGCAGGCCGTGAAGACGGCGGCACAGGCCAACGAGGAAGCGGCGCAGGAATTGTCCCCGCTGGCTCGCCTGACTGGTCAGTTCGCTGACTGCATTGCGCAGCTGCTCCAGATCCTGGCCGACTACGGCAGCCTGGGTGACGGTGGTCACGTCGAAATGCGAGGGAATTTTGACTCGGATTTCGCACCTGAAGTCAGTTTGCCAAACCTGATCAGCATGGCCAACTCCGGAAAGCTTAGCGATGAAACGCTCTACTCCGAAATGCAACGCCGCGGCGTCATCAGCGACGAACTGGATTGGGAGGCCGAAAAGGCGCGCATCGAGGAACAAGGACCGGCACTAGGGGCGATCTGATATGGCAACGGTCAACGAGCAGTTGCAATCGGCATCGATCGGTCACGCGGTTGACCTGCAGCACCTCAGTAATGCCGAGGCGCGAAAGGTCATCAAGCTGCTGAATAGCGTGGATGCCGACCTTCGGGCTCGGCTGATCGATGCTATCGAGCGCCTGGGTGCCGACTCCTACACGGCCAAGCACCTCAACGCCGTGCTGGCCTCGGTGCTGGAGCTGAACAAGTCGATCTATGCCTCGATTGGCGAGGTCATGGTTGAGTCGGTCGTCGACATCGGCCAGTACGAGGTCGAGTATCAGGGCGCGCTGTTCACCCGGGTTATTCCCGGCCAGGTCCTGGTCGAGGTCCAGCTGAACACGGTCAGCTTGGCGCAGGTGCGAGAAATCGCGCTAAGTCGGCCATTCCAAGGGCGCCTGCTCAAGGAATGGATTGGCGGCCTTGAGGCGGGCCGGGCGGCGAAGATCCGCGACGGCATCCGCATCGGCATGACCGAAGGCCAAACCACTGACCAGATCGTTCGCCGCATCATGGGTACCCGGGCCGAGGGATATGCTGACGGCCTGATCGAGCGCAGTCGACGTGATGTTGATTCGATGGTGCGGACTGCGATCAGTCACACCGCGCAGGGTGCCCGCGAGGCCTACTACCAGCAAAATGACGATCTTGTCGACGAGGTTCGCTGGCTCAGTACCCTGGATAACAAGACATCCGCCCCATGCAGGCTGCGTGACCGGCTCGTCTACACCAACGACAGCAGACATTTGCCAGTCGGCCACAAAGTCCCCTGGCTCAGCGGGCCGGGCAAGCTGCATTGGTGCTGCCGCTCGACCTCGATGCCGATCATCAAGAGTTACGAGGCGCTGAGGCTGTCCAAAGGCCTGCCAGAAGGCACGCGGGCGAGCATGGATGGTCAGGTGCCGCAGTCCACGAATTACGGCGACTGGATCAAGTCGCAGAGCGCAGCAAGACAGGATCAGGTGTTAGGCCCGGCGCGCGGCAAGCTGCTGCGTGACGGCGGTCTCGATCTGGATCAGTTCTACAACGACAAGGGCAAGCTGCTCACCCTTGATCAGCTACGCGAACAGGACGCCGCGGCATTCGCCAGAGCCGGCCTGTAACGAACAACCCCACAACTTGGCCTGTGCGCAGGCTGGAGGCTCCATGAAGACCATCGAATACCGCGTTCGCCCGGTAACCCGCTACATCGTCACTCGCTACACCCAAGAGGCGGCAAGTGATTCTGGTCCGTGCGGGGCCGGCTCCGAGTTGGTCGGCGAGTTCCCCAGTGGAGCCGCTGCCGATTCTGTGGCGGACGCAATGGTGATCGCCGATCAGTCGCGCGGGATGAATGCCAGGCGGCAGCGCTCCGGACTCAGTCTCGGGGAAGTGATCAGCGGAAAGCGCATCGAGAGCGCATAGCCGTCAACCAAATCAAATACGCCTCGCATCTGCGGGGCTTTTTATTGCCTGTCTGTTCGGATGAGCGGGGCGCACTGGGCCGGATGGCCTGCTAGGAGAAACAATGAAACTCAAGATCGTTGAAGTCGATGGCAAGCAATACGCGGAAGTCCTGGATGGGAAGCCCGTATTCACTGGTGACGACGGCAAGGACATTGCGTTCGATGCTGTAGGCACCCGCGAAACCATCACCCGCCTGGGCGCTGAGGCAAAATCTCACCGCATCCGCGCCGAGACTGCTGAGGGCCTGGTAAAGGCTTTCGACGGCATCACCGACCCGGCCGCGGCCCGCAATGCGCTGGATGTTGTGTCCAAGCTCGATCAGAAAAAGCTGGTGGATGCCGGTGAGATCGACACGGTACGCAACGAAATCAGCAAGGCCTTCCAAACCCAACTGGACGAAGCCAACGGCAAGGCGCAGACCTTCGAGCAGCAGCTGTATGCCGAGAAGATCGGCGGCAACTTCTCCCGCTCGAAGTATATCGCCGACAAGCTGGCTGTTCCGGCGGACATGGTTCAAGCCACGTTCGGCCAGAACCTGAAGATCGAGGAAGGCAAGGTCGTCGCTTATGACACCCAGGGCCAGAAGATTTTCAGCCGTTCCCGCCCGGGCGAGCTGGCCGACTTCGACGAAGCCATCGAGACACTTGTTTCGCAGTACCCGCACCGCGACCACATCCTGAAGAGTTCGGACGCCAATGGCGGCGGCGCTCAGGGTAGTGGTGGCGGCAATTCCGGCGCCAAGGGCAACTTTGGCGGCAGCAAAGCAGATCGCGTAGCAGCCATTAAGGCCATGACCGCAACAAGTTAAGGAGCAACTATGTCCCTGTCGAACATGAAGGTATTCAACGAGTACCTCAAGAAAACCACCATCGAAACCCTGGCGCAGGACGTTGAGAAATTCAACGCCGCCTCCGCTGGCTCCATCCGCCTGACCACTCAAGGCATCGACGGCGACTTCCTGCAAGAGTCGTTCTGGGCTGGCCTGCATGGCGCCCAGCGCCGTGTTGACCGCTATGCCGCCAACGGCGCGCAGGCTGCAACCCCGCTGACCCAGAAGCAGTACGACTCGGTCAAGGTAGCCGGCGGCTTCGGCCCGATCCTGTGGGAGCCTTCGCAGCTGTCGTGGGTTCAGAAAAACCCGGAAGAAGCGCTGGAAGTGATCAGCCGCAACCTGTCCGAAGCCATCATGGCGGACCAGCTGAACACCGCCATCGCCGCCCTGGTCGCCGCTATTGGCAACCAGCCAGCTGCCACCAATGACGTTTCCGCCACTCTCGGCGTGGACTATGTCGCCATCAACAACGCGCACGCGCTGTTCGGTGATGCCTCGCAGCGTCTCATCGCGCAGGTAATGACCGGCGTCATGTACCACAAGCTGATCGGCAAGAACCTGGAAAACGACGCGAAGCTGTTCACCTCCACCGGTGTGCAGGTGGTCGACATCCTGGGCAAAGCCGTGATCATCACCGACGCCGCCGCCCTGTACGAGGCTGGCACCCCGAACAAACAGAAGGTGCTGAGCCTGGCTGACGGCGCCGCGATGGTGATGGATGGCTCCAGCCTGATCACCAACATCCAGACCTCGAACGGCAAGGAGCGTATCGAGACCACCATGCAGGCCGACTACGACTTCGGTCTGGGTCTCAAGGGCTACACCTGGGACACCGCCAACGGCGGCAAGTCTCCGACTAGCGCTGAGCTGGCCACCGGGACGAACTGGGATCTGGTTGCGAACAGCATCAAGGCCTCGGCTGGCGTTATCACCATCGGTGACGCTACCAAGTAATCGAAATCGAGACGGCGGCCTTCGGGTCGCCTGATCCACCTGCCAGGAGTCCACCATGGACGAGAAAGTCGTTTACGAGAAGCATCCGGTCACCGCTGAGCGCAAGGCTGAACTGCGCCAGAAGGGCTACAAGATCATCGACGCCAAGTTCGCGCCGGATGACTACAAGCACCCCGAGCCGATCAAGGCCGCGAAGTCCGGCGGTGCAAGCCAGAAGGCCGAACAGGAATAACCCATGACCGACTTCATCACTGTTGCAGACGTTGACACATTGCTGGGGTCGGACTGGGCGGGTGCCGGTGATCCGGTCCTGTCTGTGATGCAGGCCAATGCCTGGCTGACCAGCAAGATAAAGCGTCCTGTTCCCGCCGAAGTACCGGCCGAGATCAAGCAGGCCGGCGCCCAAGTTGCAAAAATCGCCTCGACGGGTGCGCTGTACAAGGCCGTCGAGCGCGAGACGATCAGCGAGACGGTATCAGCCACCTCCGGCACGTCCGTCAGCGAAACCTACGTTCAGGGCTCTGTCGCGCTGTCTTCCGGGGAGAGCTTCGCCCTGGCGCTGATCTATCCCTGGACCACTGGCACCAATTCCATTCCGATGGTGAGGGGCTGAGCATGGGCCTACAGGACAAGCTTCAGACCAAGCTGGCCAAGGCCTTCGACGGGAAGCTGGCAGATGTCGTGTCGGCGTTCGCTGGCTCGTATCAGGGGCCAGGCGTCTATGACCCGGTCGAGGAAACGACTACATCCGTCCCGGTGACCTACACCGGGCGCGGCGTGATGGCTGAGTACGAAACCAAGCGCATCGACAACATCAACATCCTGTCGGGTGACCTGAAGCTGATCGCGCTGACCAATGAGGTTACTGAGCGACCGGCCGAGGGTCACACGATCACGGCGCCGGACCTGGCTGACCGAGCCAAGAGCGTCAGTTACGTGGTCAAGGGCGTGCAGATTGATCCCGCGTCAGCTACCTACCAGATACAACTGAGGGCTCCGTAAATGAACGCCAAGGCCGGATGGAGTCACAGCTTGCGCGACTTCGCCGACCAGATCGACGAGGACGTGACGCAGCATGTCCAGTCAATCGCCTTGGCGATGCTTAGCGAGGTCATCCAGAGATCGCCGGTCGGCAATCCGGATTTATGGAAGGCCAACACCGAGCTACGGACGAAGAACACGGCTCTGGCTGATGCCTACGACGCCAACGTCGACACCCGCAACGCGACCAACACCGGCAAGAAGAAATTCAAGAAGCTGACCCAGCGCGAGCGCAAGGAGAACTTCTTTGTCGATGCGAAGGCGGCAGGGCAGGGCTATGTAGGCGGTCGCTTCCGCGGCAGTCACACCGTGTCCATCGGCTCCCCTGACTTCACCGTGACGGAAAACATCGACCCATCAGGCAGCGAAACCCTGTCCAGGGGCTCAATGCTGATCAAGGCATCAGGAAGCTATCCGGTGATCTACATCCAGACGAATTTGCCGTATGCGGAAATGCTCGAGCTTGGGCATTCGACCCAGGCCCCGGGCGGCGTCTATGACCTGGCATTCATCGGCGTGAGCGAGGTCTATAAGTGACATACGAAGACATCCGCAAGCTGATAACGGCGCGCATGGTCGCCTTTACCGGCCTGCCGCAGGCGAGCATCGACTACCCGAACACGCAGACCTTCACGCCGCCGGCTACCGGGCTCTGGTGCCGCCTGAACATCCAGCACGCAACGGCCTTCATGGCTGGCATGGCTGACAAGCCGCACACCCGCAAGCCTGGCCAGATCAGCATCCAATGCTTCGCCCGGGTCGGCACTGGCACCAAGGCGCTCAATGTCCTGTCGGATCAGCTCGAAGCGCACTTTGCCTACTGGCAATCGGGCGAC